CTGGGAATGCTTCTTCCATCTCATTTCTAAAGAGTGGAGTAAGTTCTGCAAATTGCATAACCATTGCTGTTGAAACTGGATGAGAATCTTCATATGCCGCCCACCCCATTGCATCTGGAGTGTGATCAATTCCAAAGTTTACTAAGGCACAAATTTTTGGTTGTGGTAATGATTTGATCCTTGTATTACCATTCATGTATCGAATGAAGAATACATTAGGACTGTTAATTAGATTGGAATTTTCTCCTACTGTTGGTAAACATTGCAACTTCATAAATTTTATAATTTGTCGAATTCTTTTTGCATCTTCAGCACTACGACAAGCAAATTTCCATGCAAATTCAAATTCTCTCATGTTTGGACCTCTAAAGAGGAGTTCCATATTGGGGTTTGCAACTTTACCAGTTGTTCTCGCTAAAATATCACTAGGTTCTAGTCCTGTCAAACCAACTGATCCAAGAAGAGAAGATGACAGAGATGCTGCTAATATTTGACGATACTCAGCACCTCCTGCATCTAAAAAAGTACCAGACTTTGTTAATGCTTCCACAATTTGTCTAAATGCTCCTCCTGGGTCCCCTCCCGCCGCCGATACTGCTGGAGCTGCTACAGTACCAACCGCTGCTGCCATGATAGGACTCATTTTTGTCATACTCCAACTTGCAGATGATTTATCTCTTACTGCTGTTGGAATTGGAAGAATTACTTCACCTTCATATTCATAATTTGGTGGGGGTAAATTTGCATTTGCAGATTTAATACCTCCTTGCACAACAGAAGTAAATCCTTCTTGAGTTCCTCCTTGAGGTGCTTTATATTTTAATGCTCTTATGCGAATATGATCTTGAGAACCTACTCCACTATATTGCATATCAAATGGGAACGGATAAACTTTCCCAGTATTAGATCCAGATCCATTATTTAAAGTTTTTGGATCAAATGCAACGTTTGCTGCAGGAATTTCATTGGTTGTAGATGTAGGAGTTCCTGTTGGCGTTGATTTTATATTTTGATCATATGCTGGTTGTGCAACAACACCCTGAAGAGTTTTTGTAGATTTTGATGCTGCAAGTGCTGCATTAATTTTTGCGGCACTTGTTGAATTCTGGGAAACTGTAACTGCCTGAGCGTGTGTTAGAAAAGTTCCATCTGAGTTTTGTGCAGTTGTAATAGAACCAACATCAGGCCCAGATTTTGAAACGTTTACCTTGCCACCAGTTCCTTTAGGAGTGGTTATTCCCCCAACATTTATAGTTTCATTTTTAATTTTAGTCTGACTTGCCATTACTTAGACATATTTGCCATTTTTATTTATCATCCTACCCATACTTTATTTGGTGATATTGTTTGCCCAATTTTGTTCACAAAAGATTCAACAATAAATTCTTTACCCGATAATCCAACTATATCATTATCGGGAACTCTTACCACATTACTCATATTAGTTCTAATATAAGTATGTAAACAAACCTCTGGTACAACATTTGTACTATTTAACCAACTCTTAACAATACTTTGACGATATGACGGATTTAAATAATGAGTATTAGCACCTAAAACACTGCCATCACTTCTAACTTCTAATATTTGTGCAAATGGATATCTATCCCAATATGGATATCTATTTGGAAATTTTGCTGAATATGAAAAGAAATAGAATTTTCCAACTTGTAAACCAAAAGTGTCTATTAAATCTGTCGTGTCTTCTTGTGGTTGATTATTCAAAGACTCAAACATGGCATTTCGATACCATTCTTGTGAAACAAATCTACCCCCAAATTCTTTATATTTTTTTGCCAGTATTTCATCAGAAGCCTTAAGTGCATCACTCATATTCCTAAGTCCTCTTCTGTGAGTATTTTAAATTCAAGTAATCTATTTGCACAGTATTCCTCTGCTGCTTTCCATTTTGCTTGATTTTTGGCATATTCTCGAACTTCATTCACCCAACTTTTAGTTTTTCTTTTAGGAGTTGATGTTGGACCCATAACTTGTTTTTTGGGTTTAATTTCAATTAAATATTTTTTTATGTCTCCAGTTTTTTCTTTAACTTTTATGTAAAAATCTGGAAAATATCTATGAATTTTTCCATCAAGTGGGGACATGTAAGGAACGATGATTTCTTCACTACCAAATTCCAAAACATTATCATTATCGTCGCAATATTTTAAAAATTTCAATTCCCAAGAAGAACGATAAATGACATTTGTGGGATCACCTTTGTACTTTTGATAGTTCTTTACTTTATATTTTCCTTGATAATATTGCCTCATAAATTATATACATATTATGGATGTATTACCTATTTATTGTTAGATGCCTTTCTTTACAGAGCCCGATCCAAGAAGATTAACCCGTACAATAGAAAGCGTAAAAAATACTTTTTCTAAGGTATCTACAACCACATTTTTTAATGTTACTTTCCCATTAAATCAAACATTGCGTAGTTGGTTAAGTCAGACTGGTATTTTTGATACTTCAGAAACTGATGGTTTGGATGGAATGGAGAAAATTGAACTTCTATGTTCTGAGGCACTCTTACCAGGACCTGCATTTAAAAAAACTGAAGTTATGGGAAATAGGCAAGGTATTAGGGAGAGTTATCCTATTTTAAGAGCACTTCCTCAATTGTCTTTAACTTTTTATGTCGATAAGGATCATGCTATAATTAGATTTTTTGAAGGATGGTGTAATTATATAAACCCCCTCTCATATAATGGTGACGTTATTGAATCCACTCGAAGAGAACAAAATGATAGTAATGCTTTTGATAATGCTGCTATCTATAAATTCAAATATCCAAATGATTATTGCCAACACATTCTTGTAACGAAATTTGAAAAAGATTTAGAGGCGGTATCTTCAGCATCCGTTGCTAATTCATCTTATTTAACATATGAATTTATTCAAGCGTATCCTTCAGATCTTATCGCATCTCCCGTCTCATATCAAGGGTCTCAAGTATTGAAATATACTGTTGTTTTTGATTACATGAGATATATCACAAGAAGAACTCCAGCAGGATTTGTTACGGATAGAACTAGTCCAAACAGTGGTCAAGCATCTGGATTACTCGCAGGTATACTATAATAAATAGTATTATTGAACTTGATTTTATATGTCATTACCTACAATTGCAACTCCAACTTACGAACTTATTCTACCATCCAACAAAAAGAAAATTAAGTTCAGACCATTTTTAGTCAAAGAAGAAAAAATACTAATCATTGCTTTAGAATCAAAAGATGTTGGACAAATTACATCTGCGGTTAAACAAGTTATTTCGGATTGTATTTTAACAAAAGATCTCAAAGTTCAGGAATTGCCAATCTTTGATATTGAATATCTGTTCTTGAATATTCGAGCAAAGGCAATTGGAGAATCAATTGACCTTATAATTACATGTGGGGATGATGGTGTTACTCAAGTACCAATAACTATCTACGTTGATGAGATTAAAGTTAATCGAGACGATGATCATACTAATAAGATTGAGATTCAAGATGGGTATACAATTCAACTTAAGTACCCATCTTTAGAACAGTTCATCAATAACAATTTTGATTTAACAACCAAATCATCAGAAAATCTAGAGAAATCTTCTAAACTAATTGCCATGTGTATAGACATGGTTTATAATAAAGATGAATGTTGGGTGGGATCTGATTGTACTGAAAAGGAAATTATGACTTGGATTGATACTCTAAGTCCAAAGGATTATAAGAAGATTGAGAAATTCTTCAAGACAATGCCAAAATTAAGTCATGAACTTAAAGTAGTTAATCCAGAAACTAAGGTTGAAAATACTCTTGTTTTAGAAGGGTTATCTGATTTTTTCGCTTAGGCCTGGCAAAGGAGGATCTGGAGACATACTTCAGGATCAATTTTGCTTTAATGCAACATCATAAATATTCTTTGACTGAAATAGAAAATATGATTCCTTGGGAAAGGGAAATCTATCTTGAACTTTTAAAACAGCACATAGAGGAATTAGAAGAGAAGAAACAAAATGGCTGAGGTTCAGCAGCAAGAAGAACAACAAGAAAAACCAAATGTTATTGACATTTCAAAATTTTTTGGTGGAAAGACTTTATCATCTGCTAATATAAAAGTTAATAAAAATCAAACATTAAAAACTAAACCATCATTTATTGCTGCTCCTGAGTTAGCATCTTTACTTGATGTTGTTGCTACAAGTGTTGAAGATAAAAATAATACTATTGAAAGAATAGAATCTTTAGAAAGAATTCGTGAACGAGAAATTGTAGAAAGATCTACCTCGGATTCTACATTTCGAAGAGTTCTTAGTGGATTAAGATTTGATATTGATTCAATTTCAAAATCTTATACCAATTTAATTAAAAGTTTAGAAAGTGATAGAAAATTCAGAGAACAGGAGAATCGTCTTGCTGAAGATTTGCAAAAACAAAATCAAATAAGATTAAGTAAAGAGAGAGTTGGAGCATCTTTAGTAAAACCCACACAAACTATTGCTGGGGGAGAGGAGACAGCAGAAGAACAACCGCAAGAGGGATTTGATATAAAAAAATTTCTTGGTGCCACTGCTGCCGCTGCTGGTCTTGGTGGTCTTAGTATGTTTGGTGGTGATGGAGGTGATGGTGATCCTGGGCAAGTAGATCCAAATTACAAACCCCCATCAGGAAAATCCTTTAATG